GGAATATCAGAACGAACCGCTGCCGCAAGTTTCGACGACCACGCTGACCGCCGAAGAAATCGCGAGCAAGATCAACGGCTACGAGCGGTGTAAAGTGCCGCAAGACGCCCAGAAGCTGACCGCGTTCATCGACGTTCAAAAGGATGTGTTGTACTACACGGTGATTGCGTGGGCGGAAAACTTTACCGGCTACATCGTCGATTACGGCACGTTCCCAGACCAGAAACGATCCAGCTTCTCGCTCCGCGAAGTCCGTTACACGCTGGCCAAACAGTTTCCCGGCACCGGACTCGAAGGCTCCCTGTTCGCCGGACTCAAGGCACTTACCGATCAACTGTGCGTCCCTTGGACCCGTGATGACGGTGCGAAGCTAGCCATCGAGCGGCTACTGATCGACGCCAATTGGGGCGACTCGAAAGAGACCGTCTACAACTTCTGCCGTCAGAGTCCTCACACTGCGATACTCATGCCGTCCCACGGCATGTTCATCCGCGCGGCGCACACCTTCAACCAATACCGCGCCAAGCCGGGCGAGCGTCGAGGACCCAACTGGCGTATCCCGCCACTCTCGGCGGGCAAGGTTGTCCGGCACGCTGTCTTTAATGCCAACTTCTGGAAATCCTTCATTCGCAACCGGCTGACCACGGCGGTTGCCGACCCTGGCAGCGTGTCGCTGTTCAAGGGTAATCACGAGATGCTCGCCGACCATCTCACTTCCGAAACACCCATCACCGTCACCGCTGGTGGCAACACGGTCGAGGAATTCATCCTCCGTCCGAGTCGTGACAACCACCTGCTCGATTGCGTCGTCGGCTGCGCCGTCGCCGCGTCGATCCAAGGTGTCACGCTCGCCTGTCACCAGTCCCAACCACAACCTCGCAAGCGCCGGGCGCGCGTCACCTATATCAACGTATGAACCTCATTTCAGAACAAGCGTTCGCGGAAAAGATGGTCGCGAAGTACCGCGAGTTGCTGTTGAACTCTGCCGGCATGAAGTCGGTCACGATCGACGGGCAAAGCGTGAGCTACGCCGACCTGGAAGCTGCCTACGACCACTGGTCGCAAAAGTTGGTTTCGCGTCCCCTCGTCGCGACCATCAATCTTGGGAACACCTAATGGCCACTAAGACACGGAAGTCAACGCCTGCCACTCGCAAGCGGTCCCATGCCTATGACGCGGTGTCATCCAAGGGCAAGCGACGATCCGCGCAGCCGATGCTGCGCAGCGAAGATCAGGAAATGTCGCCGCAGGAGCGGCAGAAGCTCATCTCGCTCCAGCGCGACGTGCAACGCAATTTCGCGATTGCCCGCTGGATGATTGCCCGTCACCTGGACTACACAACCACCTTCAGCTTCCAAGCCAAGACCGGCAACGAAGCGCTCGACGATCGGCTGGAATACCTCGTCAATGAGAGGTGGAGCAAGGCCGAGAACTGCGATATTGCCGCCCGGCATCCTTTGCGAAGGATCATCCGGTTGGCCGAGGCGCGGCGCTGCGTTGATAACGACTGCGGCCTCCTGAAACTCACGTCGGGCCATCTTCAGGCGATCGAAGGGGACCGAATCAAGTCGCCGCCCGGTTTTGACGCCAACGTCATTCACGGCGTTCAGGTCGATCCGGCCGGCAAACCCCTTGGGTATGCGATCTGCCGGCGCGGTGCTGGGACGAACTCGTTTGTCTTTGAGCGGATGGTTCCTGCCAAGAACCTCTATCTACACGCTCATTACGACCGCTTTGATCAAGTACGCGGCATTTCACCGCTGACGGCTGGCTTGAACACGCTGCGCGATTGCTACGAAGGCTTCGATCTGGCGCTCGCCAAGATGAAGGTCAGCCAGCTTTTCGGGCTCTCGATCTACCGGGACGCCGCCGAAGGCGGCTTTGTCACCGAAGAAGACGGCGACGGTCAGTACAGCATCGACTTTGGCAAGGGGCCACTCTTCCTGGATTTGTCGCCTGGAGATCGTGCCGAGTTCCTGGAGTCAAAAAGCCCGGCAGTCGAACAGCAACAGTTCTTTCAAACGATGATCCAGGTGGCGCTTAAGTCCCTGGACATCCCATATTCGTTCTACGCCGAAAACTACACCAACTATTCGGGTGCGCGGCAGGCGTTGTTGCAGTACGAACAATCGGCCGACATCAAGCGGGCCGATGTTCGCGACATGCTCGACCATCTCACGGCCTGGCGTTTGGGGCTGTTCATTCAAGACGGTGAATTGCCGGGGGTCACGCTCGATCAACTTCGCTGGGAATGGATTTCAAAAGGTCTGCCCTGGCTCGATCCGCTCAAAGAGATCACCGCCGAGATTCAGGCCATTGATGCCGGCCTGGATAACCCGGAAGACATCGCCCAGCGCCACGGTAAGAACTTCTATGAAAACATTGACAAGATCGCAGCCTGTCGAGCCTACGCCGACAGCAAGGGCGTTCAGCTCTCCACCATCAGCACGATGACCATCGTGGAAAGAAACCATGAAACTACACCAACCACCTAAATACCTGCGCAGTTTGCCTGCCAAAGGGATTAAAGCAGAAAGCCCCGTTGATCGCACGGGCGGCGACTATGGCGCGGGCCTGATTCGCGGCTATGCTGTGATTACGCGCGGCGAAGCGCTGGGGCACGGCCTGTGGATCGATCACCAATTCCTCAGCGACGTTACCGATCAAATCAACACGTCGCCGGAAGGCCACAAATCGCGATTTACCCATCCGGGACTTTCCGGTGACGGGCTCGCGAAGTTTTTGGGCCGCACCAAGAATGCCGCCATCGATGGCGACACGGTACGGGCCGACCTTCATTTCTCCAAAAGCGCCCATCACACACCCGATGGTGATCTGGCCGGCTACCTGCTGGATAGGGCCGAGGAAGACCCCGCCTCATTCGGCGCATCGATCGTCTACGAACCCGATGTCGCGGAGGAAGATGCGTTTGTTGCAGAATTCGGAGCCGACCAGTTCGTCAGCCCCGATCCGCTGAACATCGGCAACCTGCCTCACGCTCGCCTGTCCAGCTTGCGGGCGGTCGATGCGGTCGATGATCCGGCCGCAAATCCCAATGGATTCTTCCACCGCCAGGACATCGCCAGCGAAGCCGAGGCACTGGTTGCTTACAGTCTCGGACTGTCTCACGACAAGCCGATCGAAACGCAGTTCGGTATCGATGCCGATCGCGTCCAATCGTTCATCACACGTTTTTTGAATCGGCATGGCCTCTCGGTCGTGCCCCAGCACCCGGAGGCAAGTATGCCTGAAGACCACACCCCGGCGCAAGTGACGCCGAGCGAAGCTCCTGTTGAGCATTCGCAGAACACTGGCCAGCAGTTCCTGGACGCTTTTGGCGACCAGGGCGGCATTTGGTTCGCGCAAGGCAAGTCGTTTGACGACGCCCGGCAGTTGTATCTGAGCGCCCTCAATGCCGAACTGGAAACCTTGCGGAAGGCCAACGCCGAGTTGCAAACGCAGCTTACCGCCAGTCGCGGTGAAGCCGCTCCAATCTCGTTCCAGGCCGAACTCACGGCGGAACAGAAGGCCATCGACGACCTGGCGTTCAAAGTCGGTAGCACAGGATTGGCCAAGTTCGCGGCCGGCATCAAGCGCAAGTAAGCGCACTCTCCCTCCCTCTCTGCGGGCCTGCTGCCCGCCCATTCACGTCGCACGCTGCGCGTGAAACCCACTTAAACAAGGAAGTTTTCTAGCTATGGGTATGCCCACTCTACTCGACATCGCCAAAGCCAATGGCAGCGATGCGGTGGTTGGTCTCGTGGACGAGACCGTCAAATACACCCCTGAACTGTCGCTCGGTTTCGCGCGAACGATCAAGGGCCTGAATTACAAAACCCTCGTGCGCATCGGACTGCCGGCTGTCGGCTTCCGCGGCGCGAACGAAGGCGTGGATGCGGCCAAAGGCATCTACGAAAACCGGCTGTACGAAACCTACCTCCTCAACCCTCGCTGGCAATGCGATAAGGCAGTTGCCGACACGCACGAAGACGGCGCGGAAGCCTGGATCGCACTGGAAGCGGACGGCATTATGAAAGCCGCCTTCCAGAAGCTGGCCTCGCAGTTTTACTACGGCACGGCCAACGATCCCAAGGGCTTTGCCGGCCTCTTAGCCGCCTACGACTCGACCAACATGGTGGTCGATGCGACGGGCACCTCCGCCAATACCGGCTCCAGTGTCTGGGCCGTGAAATTCGGACCCAAGGACGTTGCCTGGCTGTATGGGAACGGTGGTTCACTCGGCCTGTCTGACGTGCGCGAAGAAAGCGTGCTCGACGCCAACAACAAGCCGTTCACCGCCTACGTCCAGGAAATGCTGGCCCGTCCCGGTCTGCAAGTCGGCAGCGTCAACAGCATCGCTCGTATCAAGAAGCTGACCGAAGACAGCGGCAAGGGGCTCACGGACGTCCTGATCGCCAAGCTGCTCAACAAGTTCCCGGTCGGCGTCGTGCCGGATGTGCTGTTCATGTCCCGCCGCTCCCTGGAGCAACTGCGCTCCAGCCGCACCGCCACCAATGAGCGCGGCGAACCGGCTCCCATTCCGAGCCAGGCGTTCGGCATTCGCATCGAAGTTACCGACGCCATCACCAATACCGAGTCTCTGACCCTCTAAGGAGGCACTATGCCTAACAATCGCAATTTTACGGATGCCCTCTTGAAGGTGAGCCGCGCTCTGCCGGCTTCCACATCGGCCGTGCTCTCCGACGGCATCGACCTGGAACAGCACGCCACGGGCGACTTTCTCGCGGAAGTGGAATTCAATTTGAGCGCACCGGCCCTCAGCACCAGCCAATTGCCGGACACCAAGGTGATGGTTTACTCCATCGAGCACGATACCGACGCTGCGTTCGGCACCGTGACCACACTGCTCACCGGCCCCACGCAAACCGGAGCAGGTGGCGCGGGCGCTGCGGCGCAAGAGTACATTTTCCGGTTGCCTACGACCGCCAAGCGGCACGTGCGCTTGAAGATCACGCCAAGCGCCAGCGGCACCGGAGATGCTTCCGGGGTTAGCGCCACACTTCAGGTCGTCGCGTGATCAGCCGCGCTGCTGAAGCACTCGCGGCAAGTCTCCAGTCCGCTGCTGGTAGACGCATTGTCTACCAGCGCGGATCGGAGGCGTGTGAACTCACCGCTTACGTGGGCCAGACCATCTTCGAGACCGTTAGCGGCCTCGATGACATCTCGGAAGCTTTCTACTCGCGAGACTACCTGTTTCCCGTTTGCGACCTAATCCTCGGCGGTGAACCTGCCGACCCGCAAGCCGGAGATCGGATCATCGACGGGCCTTCCACCTTTGAGGTGATGCGAGGTCAAGGCGAGCGTCCTTATCGCTATAGCGATTCAGGGCGAACGCTGCTGCGTGTCCACACCAAGGAGGTCGGCTAATGGATGATCCAATCATCGAACTGGCGGACCTCGTCACCGCGTCTCTTAACGACGGGGACTTGGGTTTCACGGCCGTGCGCGGCTATTTGCCCGATCTCAAACGCAAGGACCTGGGTTCTGAGATCAAGGTCTTCGTGATCCCCAAAGCGGAAACCGGCCAACCACAGTCGCGGAGTGTGGAACAGGTTGATTTTGACATCTATATCGGTGTGATCAAAAAGCTCTCGCAAGGCTCCCAAGACACCTTCGATCAAGGCGAGTTGGACGACCTGCGGGATGCGGTGCGGTCGATCAAAAACCGTCTCAAAGTCTCACGGCTTGGCAATTACACCCGCCTGCGCACGCTTAACGACCCGCTGTTTGATGCGGAACATCTGGCCGACCAACGGCAGTTCACCAGCATCATCACAGTGACGTATCGGGGACTGGTCGAGTGATCAGTTTCGATCTGAAAACTGCTCGGCGGCAGTTCTTCGACAGCCAGGAAGTTCTTCAGCGGGTCGATCCGGCCGCGCGCAAAGTGCTGTCCCGCTTCGGCTCGTTCACGCGCAACACGGCTCGCCAGAGCATTCGGTATCGCAAGAAAGGCGTCTCAACGCCTGGCAGCCCGCCGTTCGCTCATACTCGCGACCGCGTGCGAACGCTCAAGAACATCCTGTTCTTCTACGACCCTCAGCGCGAAAGCGTGGTCATCGGCCCCGTCAAACTGAACGGCTCACGAAACCTCGTTCCCCGCCTGATTGAAAGTGGCGGTTCCGGCGAAGTCGTCGTGAAACGCAGACAAGTCCATGCCCGCTTCAGGCCGCGCCCCTTCATGCGGCCTGCTTTTGAACACGAACTCAATTCGTCGCTGCCCGAACTGTGGCGCGACGCGATCTAGGCCCGTCTCTCGGCCACCGGCTTCGCCGCTGCGATGCCGTCTCATTCATCCGACAAGGAAGTCGTTATGCCCGTAAAAACTATTCTTGGCCTGGACGCCAAGCTCTATCGCAACAGCGGTACGTATGTCTCGCCCACTTGGAGCGAGATTCCCAACGTCAAAGACCTTTCGCTGACGCTCGAAAAATCAGAGGCAGACGTAAGCACTCGCGCGAGCGCCTGGAGCCTCGTGAAAGGTGCCCTCAAGAGCGCGACCATTGATTTCAACATGGTCTACGACCCTGGGGATACCAACTGGGCCGCGTTCAAGGCTGCCTACCTTGGAAACACGCCTGTTGAATGTGCGATTCTCGACGGCGGCGTGGCCGTGGATGGAACCGAGGGGCTCCGTGCCTCATGCGAAGTCCTCAAGTGGTCGCACACACAGAATCTCGAAGAAGCCCTGATGACCGAAATCAGCTTGAAGCCCACCCGCGCCGAAAACGCTCCCGAGTGGATGGTCGTTGATGATGGCACCACGACGACGGGGGCCTAATGAAGACCTTCAAAGATCGCGAAGGGCGTGAGTGGCTGATTGACATCAACATCGCGTCCATCAAACGAGTCAAGGACTTGCTGGCCATCGACCTGCTCAAACTCGAAGGCCAAGAACTGGTCGAGCAGTTAATCTCCGATCCCTGTTCGCTGTGCAACATTGTGTACGTGCTGTGCATGGAACAGGCCGACGAGCGTGGCGTCAGTGACGAACACTTCGGCCGCGCAATGGCCGGGGATGCCATCGACCACGCCACCACGGCCGTCCTGGAGGAATTCGTCGATTTTTTCCCCAGCCGCAAGCGTCCGCTGATGAGACAGGCGCTTGCGCGAATCCAGCAGATCGAAACGGCACAGTTGGCAGCGGCGGATCGGATCGTCAACAGTCCCGAGATCGACAGGTTGATCGACGAGGCGATGAACGAGGCGATTGGTGGGACGTTATTTGGCGCTGCGCCGGCATCCTCGGCATCGACCCCGCCCCCCTGACAATCCGGGCGCTGGTGAATCTGGCCGAGGCGCGAATCGACTACGACTGGAATCACACCGCCGCGATTCTGGCGCTGGTGGCCAACTGCAATCGAGCGCCGCACACCCCTCCCTTTTATCCGCGCCAGTTCCACCCCGTTCATGCGCAGCAGAAGTCCAAGCAGACTTCGGTTGCGATTCTCAAAGACGTGTTTATTGACGGAAGCTTTTGATGGCCGGTAAGGACATTCGCGCCGGTGGCGCGTTCATGGAACTGTTCCTCAAGGACGCGAAGCTCCGTGCCGGCCTGGTTTCGGCCAGCAAGCGGCTGAAAGCCTGGGGCGCGTCGGTGCGTCAACTGGGCCTCCGGGTCTTCGCCGTGGGGGCTGCCATCGCGGGTGGTTTGGGAGTCGCGATCAAAGGATTCCTCGACGCCGGTGACGCGCTCGACAAGATGCGTCAGCGGACAGGCATCTCCGTCGAGGCTCTGAGTGAACTTCAGCACGCTGCCGGCCAATCAGGCACGAACCTCGAAACGGTCGAAAAAGCGGTTGCCAAGATGCAAAAGCAACTTGGCAGCAATTTGAGCACGGCCACGGCCGACGCACTCAAAGAACTTGGGCTGAACGCGAAAGCGCTTCAAGCCCTCTCGCCCGAGGAACAGTTTACCGAGATTGCCAGCGCCATCGGCAAGGTTGAAGACCCCACCAAACGGGCCGGCTTGGCGCTGGAAATCTTCGGCCGCTCGGGCACGCAACTGCTGCCCATGATTGAAGACCTCGACGCCTTGCGGCAAGAGGCCCGCGATCTGGGGTTCGTGGTCAGCGGCGAAGCCGCCGCTGCCTCGGTGAAGCTCGGTGACCAACTTGCCAACCTCTGGAAGACGGTCACGTTCGGCGGTCATGCCATCGCTGAAGCATTGATCCCCGAATTGATGGCCTACGCCGCGATGGTGCAGGGCGCACTGACGACGGGGCTCAAGTGGCTGCAAAACAACAAGCAGCTTGTCGTAACCGTTGGCAAAGTGGCAGCCATTATCATGGGTGCTGGCGCTGCACTCGTCGCGCTGGGGGCCGCACTGAGCGGTCTCGGCATCATTGCCGGCGGACTCGCGTCTGGCCTAGCGGTGGTCGGCACCGCGATTGGCTTCCTGCTTTCGCCGCTCGGCCTGGTGATTGCTGGTCTCACCGGCGGTATTGCGGCCTGGCTCGCCTGGACCGAATCAGGCCGAAATGCCATCACCGTCGTCAGCGACCTGTTTGGCTCCTTGTGGGAAACGTTCAGCCAGACGCTTGGCGGCATTATGGCCGCGCTCACGTCCGGCGACCTGTCGCTCGCGGCAGGAATCGCGATCGAGGGTGTGCGACTGGCGTTCCATCAGGGCTTCGCCGCTCTCAACGAATTGTCCGGCGGCTGGCTGGAAAGCATTAAGAACGGCTTCGTCACCGCCTTTGCCGCGATGACCTTCGCCGTGCGGAACTGGAGCCTGCTGGTTCGCATCGCCGCGCAAAGCGCCCTGGTCGGAGTCGTCACATTCGCCAACGAGACGATTCATTTTCTGACGGTCGTGATCCCTTCTGTCCTCTCCTGGTTCGCGAACAACTGGTGGGAAATCTTTGTGGACTTGGTGAACATCACCGAGACCGTTGCCACCAACATTTGGAAAAACCTCACGAGTCTGTGGGACGGGATCGTTGGCCTCTTCTCAGGCGAAGGATTCTCGTTCGAGTGGACTCCCCTCACCGAAGGCTTTGAGTCGGCCATCAAGGAACTCCCCGCGATCGCGGAGCGTGAAATCGGTCCCCTGGAGAAAGCGCTCAAGGATCGGCTGGGCGAACTCTCGGCGGAACTAGCGACGGCCTGGGAACAAGAGAAGCCGGTCACTACGACCCCCGAGCAGCGCCTGCACGACGCGCAGCGTGACTTCGACGCGCTGCGCGCCGCCCTCCCCGACGCTGCCCGTGGGCTCAAGCAAGAACAAGTCAAACGTGATCTAGCGCAGGTGACCTCACCAGAAGAAGCGGGCGGCAAGGTGCAAGGCACATTCAACACGGCAGCCGCCGCGCTGTTGGGCGGGGGCGGCTCCGCCGCAGAACGCACGGCGCGCAACACGGAAATGATCGTCAAGCATACCAAGCTGACGAGTGACAAGATCGACAAGTTAGCACTCAAGGCAGGCAATGGTTAGTTGTGAGGAACGGCTCGGCAGTCGCAAGACGACCGCCGACAAAGACGCCACGATCATGGAGACGACGTGGGTGCTTACCGGCTCAAATGACGAGCTGGAAGTTCGCCAGAAAGTCGCCGACACGGCTCCACCGATCTATGTGGATTCCGTGGAATCACGCACGCTCACGCGGCGTGAATACAGCGTCGAGCAAACCGGATACGAACTGTGGGAAGCCACGGTCATCTATGCCCGCCCCGAATCCGACGATCCTGAGTTATCAAGCTTCAGCTTCGATACATCCGGTGGCACGACGCACATTACGCAAAGTCTCGCCACGACCAGTTATGGTGACGACCCACCGGATTTCATGGGAGCCATCGGCGTCACCAAGGATTCGGTCGAAGGCGTGGACATCATTATCCCGAGTCTCAAGTTCTCCGAGACGCATCCGATTCCGGCAGAACTGGTCACCACGGGCTACGTCGCTACGCTGGCCGGTCTCACTGGAAAAGTGAACAACGCCACTTGGCGCGGCTTCCCGGCCGAGTCGGTCCTGTTCGTCGGCGCGCAAGGCCAGTCACAGTCAGACGGGATTGTCTCGACCACGTTCAGCTTTGAGGTGGGCCAGAACGCCACGCTCACGATCGCGGGTATCTCGGGCATCGAAAAGAAGGGCTTTCAGTACCTCTGGACCCGCTATGAGGAGACGGCGGACGAAGACGTGAATCTCCTGATCAAACAACCGAAATGGGTCTTCGTCGAGACGGTCTACGGGGCCGCCAACTTTGGTCTGCTAGGAATCTAAATGCCCCTCGCCAAGATTACCCCCGGAACCACGCTCCGAGAATTTCCCGCCGGGACGTTTAATTCGCTGGTCGAGCTTGCCAAGCTCTACCAGCGCGATCGCGCGAGCTTTGCCACGACCCCGGCTCGGGACATTCTCCCACCCAGCATCAAATGGCGTAACGATTCGGGCGAGGACGCGCCGGCTGGCGCGATTGTTCGCTTCACCGGCGCGCTGGAGATTGATAACGCTGTCGTCCTCAAAGGCAACAAGCCGGATTCGACTTTGAGTCCCTTTTATGGGATTTCGTTTGGTCCCGTGGCGGATGGGGCGCTCGGCGATTGCACGATCCTCGATCCGGTCCGCGCACGGTACGACGATGAATATGAGCCGACCTACGGCGACACCTGGGGGCCAGAAGCCGACGAGTGGCATTTGCGCAAAGGGGGCGACGGATTCTTCGTGCTGGGTCATCCGGCCGACGACCGCGTACTCGTCGTGCAGCGACAGTCGGGACATTTGGTCGCCATGCCGCCTTGCGGTAAGTCGATTCCCGCGCGCTCTGGCAATACTGCTGGTTCGGCCGAGTGCTGCATCTTCACCCTGGATGACGACACGGGAGTGATCGCTCCTGTTGTCAATGGCGACGAGCCGTTTCGGCTGCGTGTGTTCAATATCTATGGCAACTCGGTTGCTGCAAAAGTTCCGCCAAACGAATCCTATCTCGCGATTCACCACGAGCGCAGTGGTCGCTGGATTTGCGAGCGTCCACCCATCCCGCCGGGAACGTCGGTCACAACCGAGCCTGAGATTCCCACCTGCCAAGGGACGGCGAAATGGACCTGGAGTGAAAGCTCCTGGTCGCTGGCCGAAGACGGCTGTGGCGTGGAGATTCTCACAACCACCACGCCCGAGCCGCCTGACGACTTCTCGAATTGCCTCTGCCCTCCGCGCACCACGACGACCGGCGAAGAGACAACGGCCGCGCCAACCTCGACCACTTCTGGATTCGAGTCGCTTTGTCAGCCCGTCTACCCGAAATTCTGCGGCACGGACGAAGGGGAATGCACCTACACGCTGTGCGCCATCAATCCGCCAGTGCCGACGATTGAGTGCTTGACCACCACGACTGGCGGGATGACTACCAGCGAGCCCGGCACGACCACGAGTTGCAGCCCCGCAGGCTACCAGACGCTCGACCCCGAATGCGAATGCAAATACATTTGTACGCCTAGCGGCTGGGCTCGCCATCAAGATGAAAGCTCGTGTCCGCCGTGGGTCTCTTGTCCTCCCCCTAGCGAACCGTGCCCCTTATCCGGTGGTAGTGGCGGTGGTCCAGGTGGAGCAGCTTGCGCGGGCAGCGGTGGCGGCGTCGGTCGTATTCTGGGAGTTGGCTGTCTGGAAAACGAGTTCGGCCAGTCGGACTGCTCGGACGGCTTTGGCAGCGGCACCGAAGACAATCCCTGCCTGGAAGGTTGCGGCCAAGCGTGCTATTGGTTCGATCCCCGTACGAACGAATGGGCACTCGTCTCTGAGTGTGGCTGCGTCTTGTGTGATCCTTGCGGCACCCCGCACAATGTCGCCTGTGTCGCCGAGAAGCCTAGCGAGCCAGGTTCAGCGGACGGTAGCACACTGGTGAGCGTTCCCTGCGTACCGCCCTGTAAGACCGGCAGCCCCATCTCGACAACCACGACAGCAAATCCTTGCGGCACAACCTGCAAGTTCCAGGGTGACGGCTCGGGTGGCTGGACGTTGCTCACCAGCGACTGCGCAGGCGAATGCCATTGCGCACAGCCTGCGTTTGCTTCCCACGATGTATGCGAACGGCAGGTGACGCCCTGCGTTTCAGGCACGACGACAACCGGACCGCCCACCACATCCACGGCTCCACCGACGACCACCACGCCCCCCCCCGATCCCTTCTACTGCATACAACGTGGAACCAACGTTGCGATTGATGGCGACTGTCTGACGGGTATTGGTTGTGAGCAATTGAATGCGAGCGAACTATCCGCCTGCCTCGGCAGTTTCGACTGCCAGCTCTGCGATGGTTCATTCGCCACCGTAAACGAGTGCGAAACGAGCGGGTGCATCGTAACTACCACGACCACCTCACCGCCGACCACCACCACCACGACCACTCCCGGTCCCTTCTATTGCGTGCAGCACGAAGCGCTCGCGGCAAGCCAGGGTGACTGCTCAACGAACATCTCCTGTGAGCAGGGGAGCCTCGTTCTCGACGCCTGTGCTGGCGACCCCGATTGCCGAATCTGTGGAGGACCGTACGACACTGAGGAAGAGTGTGAGGAGACCTGCGTCACCACGACCACATGCAATCCAGAGGCGACTTGCGGCAACGCCTGTACGATCTACTGCGACACGAACAGCGGCGCATGGACGCTCGCTCCCATCTGTGAATTGATCGGCGATGACGGCTGCCAGTGCGACTTGTTGGAGAGCGAACAGAATCTGCTGGGAACTCCGTGCGAGTTCTTCACCTCGTTCCCCGTCCCTTGCTGCAACCCGTGCGAGGGCTCTGTAAGCCCCTGCGGACAGCGAACTACGACAACTACCCCAGGACCATAAACGTATGAAACTCACCATTGGGATGGCAGTCTACGATGACCCGCAGGGCGTAC